ATTAATTCAGGCAATATCAATGCAGGACGATTGATTCTGGAATACGCATACGGCAAGCCTCAGGAACGAAAGGAAACGACCGAGGCGGAATATACACCACCGATTATTAATGTAACGGTCACCCCCGAAGCCATCCGTAAAGCGTCCGAGGAATGAAACGCAAGCACCAATACGATTTCAAGATATTCAACGGCAGAGTCAAGATTTATGTCGATGGCTTTGTGATGTTCAGTTTCAACCAAATCGACTTTGCCGGATATTACGCCTACAAGGACGACACCGATTTGTATGGAATCGACTTGTACCTAAATCGGGAAAAAGCCAGTCCGCAAACGATGGAAATCTACTTCAAGACCAAACAAAACTGGCTGAACATCCTGAAACTACTTGACGACAATATGTAATGCCCGAACTGAAATAATATGAGACATGTAGAAAAAGCATTATATAAATTAATGCAAACCAACCCAGAGTTTTTGAACTACCAATATTTTATTGAAATTGACAATATTGGTGATGTGAAAGGAGTTGCACCTATTGTAAAATTTACAATTCAAAGCGACCCAATATCAGAAGTTGGATTAAATGGAGTTCAAGCGGTAGATATGCTTGAGTATGTAAAATGTTTGTTTGAAAGTCTTAACGAATCTTTCCCTTGTCGTGAAAATGCTATAACAATTACTAAGATTGAAGAAGCAATACATTGGCAACATGCAAGAACAAGAGACAGACTAAATAGAGGCGTAGAAGGCAAAAACAATATGTAATGCCCGAACTACACCGAAATATAAAATTCCTGACAAGCGTTGGATGGCTTAGTGGTAAAATGATTCAAGCAAATTTGAGTTATGGTCAATTAATTTATTTTTTTGTCTCAGACCATACAAAAGAAAATAAACATTGTGCAACTTTTACTTCCAACTAAATTTATAAGTGGGAGTACATAGATTAAACTTATGCCCGAACTGAACGAGGCACAACAGATAGCATATTACGCCTCGCATCATCTCGATGCGGAGGAGATTCATATGCTAACGGGCGTTGGTGTTGGCAAGACCTATTGGCTTGCGGTCGATTTGATTCCAGATTTGTCCGTTCCTAACTCAAAGCATTTGATATGCTCGCCTACCTTTGCCATGATGAAGACGGCAACATTTAAGAAAGTTCAGGAGGCGTGGGAAGAATGGGGACTTCGTGAGGGGGTCGATTATGTGGTGAACAAGCGGATGGCAGGCGTTAAACCTTATTCGGGCATTAGTTCCGACAAAGTCATTACATTTCGCTGGGGCAGTTATGTTGTACTCACCCACCTCGACAATTACAATGTCGTGAACGGGTCTGAATGGGACACCATAAGCATAGACGAGACTCGAGATGTGCGGAACTTTCAGGAAGCCTTGGACAAATGCCGAGCAAGGACGAGAGGGACTACATTCAAGAAGTTAGGACTAAGCCATCGCATCAAGACCGCCACGACTCCGCCAGACAATGTTGCCTATTATCGAGAGTTAGAAAGCCAATCCAAGACGAGTCAGGGCAGGATTAAACTAATCCGAGCCGAGTCCTATGCGAACCAACACAACTTGCGACCCGGCTACATTGAGCAGTTAGAGCGCACACTCGACCCGAACTCATTTAAGCGTGAGGTCTTGGGCATGCTCGTAACCAAACAGGAAACCGTCTGGGCATATTGTTTCGAACACAAGAAGCATGTGGCGGATATTCAGGAACGCCCCGATTTGCCTATTTATGTATCGATGGACTTCAATGTTAGTCCAATGACCTGCATTTACGCTCAGCACGACCCGTCACGCAACCGCATTAGGATATTGGGCGAAGAGCGAATAATGAACTCCGATGTGTACGAACTATGCGAACGAATCAAGACGAGATACCCCGATACCGCCCGCCTCATCCTGACAGGCGACGCATCGGGTCGTAACCGTTCAGCCACAATGAAAGGCGTCACAAATTGGAAAGCGGTCAAGGGTGCATTGAAACTATCGGACGCCCAGATACGCCTGTTGTCATCCAATCCAGACAGCAAGGACACGATTGTATTGATTAACTCGATGTTGTCGAAACACCCCGACCTAATCATCAATCGAGCCTGTAAGTATCTTGTTGAGGATTGCGAAATGATGCAGAGGGGTGACGATGGCAAGAAAATCGCCCCGACCAATATGCACGGACACTTGTTTGACTGCTTTATCTACTACCTCTGGACATTTCACCGTTCATTTTTGGATAGGTTCGCAAAATCGGGTAACTTTGCCAGCGTATGAGCAACCTAAAAACAATATACACAGACGCAAACGGCATCGAGTGGCGTACATTCGAGACTTGGGGCGATATACCTGCCAATCGGGTAATTCCTGCCGACCTTGCCGTTCGCAGGGCGTCAATGGGACTAACACCCGAACGACTTGTCAAGGCGTTCAAGGAAATCAAGGAAGACCTGAACCGAGGCGATATTGTCGGTGGATTTTCCAAGTTCGACCAACTCGAAAGGCGAGTCAATGACATTCCAGACGAGTTGCTTTTACAGGACTTGGCTTGTGTCTTTGTTGTCCATCCTGACGAAGACCCGATGGACTTCGACCCGAAGATGCAACGGATAAAATTAGACCTCTGGAAGCAAGACGATGATGCACGGTTTTTTTTTATTCAGTTGGGAGCACGCTATACAATGGACTTATCGGACATCTCAGACGCCTATATCCGTTCGCTTATCCTTCAAAGGACTTTGATGGAGTCGAGCGACCTAAGCACGAGTATCTTTCCCTTAGCCGAAACTGGGCTGACGAGTTCTCAACTTTCGTGACCGAGGTGAATCTAATGCACAGGATGTTATGCAACGGCTCGCTCACCGAAATAAAAATGCTCGAAAAGATGGGCATTGAGGAGTACGCCTCGACCGTCAATGCATGGAAGTACGAACTGCATTTGAAACAAAAAAGCGTCAAAGTATGATAGTTCTGGTCTTTCTTATCGGGGTGATTTGTGGCATAGCAATTCGGGAATCAGTTAAAGATTAATATGGGTATAGGACGCAAAATTCGTAGGGGAACGATACGCCCTGTATTTGATAAAAACGGGGAAGTCGCATTTTTTATCGACAAAAAAGGCAGGCGAGTTGACCCGCTGAAATTAATTTAACCCATTTTTTTCGTATCTTTGCCTTGACCGCCCCGGTCATTAGGCGAATCGCCATACAAAGGATAAAATCGAATTGATATGGCTCAAAATATAATATTCCGTGTAGTTGCCGACACCCAGCCAGCAGTGGATGGGATGAATAAACTCGGCAACGCTACCGACAAGACCAAGAAAGATGTTAGCCAGTTAGACCAAGCACTTGGCAAAATCGGCACGATGGTCGCAGGTGCGTTTGCCATCGACAAGATAGTTGAATTTGGCAAAGCCGTATTGAAAGCCACCGCTGAGATGCAGAACTTGGAGGTCAGAATGAAAGACCTTGCAGGGGGTAATGATGAGGCATTAAAAACATTTGGTGACCTCAAACAGATGGCAAACGATTTGGGTTTGTCGTACAAGTCGCTTACAACTAATTATATTCAATTTACCAGTGCTGCAAAAGCATCTGGCATGGAGGTCGATAAGGCATCAAGAATATTCAAGTCAATGACAATCGCATTGTCAGGCACTGGGGCAAGTACCGAGCAAGTTAAAAGTGCAATGACTGCACTTACCCAGATGATTGGTAAGGGCAAAATCAGTGCGGAAGAACTCAGGGGTCAATTAGGGGAGGCGATGCCGTCGGCAATGGGTATAATGGCAAAAGCATTGGGCGTAACAACCCAAGAACTTGACAAGATGATGGCGTCAGGTCAACTTCTTGCCAATGAAGTTCTACCCAAATTTGCAGATGAGGCAGAGCGTGCATTTGGTGGCAATGTTGAGAAGATGTCGGGCAATATTACAGCCAACATGGAACGGTTGAAAAACGCTTGGGAAGGATATATGACAAGCCTCGGTGAGCGGTTTTATGGAAGCGGTGGCGGTGCTGAGGTGCTTGCTGATTTACTTACTTGGTGGACTGAAATCAACCAAACACAAGAGCAATATCTTCGCAACGAGCGGATGCGATTGCTTGCCGATTACAAACAACAAGACCAAGTAAAAGAACAAGTTGCCAACCTCGAAAAAGAAAAAAAGAGTGAGGAAGAAATTATTAAAGCCCTTGAGCAACAAATCGAAGCACAGCAAAGGTTATTAGGCGTTCGCAATGAATTTCAATATTTATGGAGTGGCGAACTTGACCAAAAAGAAATAACCGCTGAGCAACGAATTGAAACGATGAAACTCATCAACGCATTGAAACAAAAAGTGCAGTTGATGAAGGACGAGATTAAAGAGAGGGACAGACCAAAACCAAAAACGGCAGACGAAATAAAGGCAGCAGAAAAGGCATTTAAGGCAGCAGAAAAAGAAAGGCTAAATAAAATAAAAGCACAACAAGATTTAAATAAGTTCTTTCAAGAAATGTTTGCTTTTAATCCAGAAACTTTTGAAAATATTGAATACATGGGCATGGGTCCAAAAAAACCGGGTGCAGAATATTTCAAAAGTGCAAGAGATGCTCGTAATAAAAATTCTGAGGATATATTAAAAGAAATGCGTTCATGGCAGGGCATATTCGAATCCGAGCAAATGCAAGCGTTTAAATCTGAATTGAGTGAGTTAGACCTTAAGCATAAACTTGGAATAGTTAAAGAGGAAGCGTATCTACAAGACCTGCTTGCACTCCGCAAAAAGTACGGGATGGACGTTTCGGAGGTTGAGGATAAGATTACTATAAGCGATGTCGATAAGAAGAAAACACAAAAAGAACAAATAATTAAATTATCAGGCGAAACGGCACAAGGCGTTGCTAATACTATACTTGCATACAAGCAGAGGGAGATTGATGGCGAAAAAGATATGGTCGAGAATCAACGGCAACAAGGACTTATCAGCCAAGAGCAATACGACCAACAAATGCGGGCAATCAAACGGAAGCAAGCCATTGCAGACCGAATTGCTGCGATTGCCCAGATTGCGATTAATACAGCCGTCAATGTGGCTCAAGCATCAAATCCTATATTAGCACCAACAATCCCATTCATCATCGCCTCTGGAGCAATCCAAACCGGTATCGTCCTCGCCCAACCAATGCCCTACAACAAAGGAACGAAACGAGTGCCAATGATGCGAGGTGCTGTGCGTGGTCGTGATTCGGTTCATGCAATCCTTACCCCAGACGAGCGGGTCGTTCCTGCTGACATTAATATGCAACCCGGATACTCGGCTTTACTCGACCTTGCTCAAGACAAAAAGATAAGCGACAAGGAGGCTGGATTCTTGGCTGAACTTGCAACATCAGGTATGAGGCGAACTGGTACGCAACAAAGCATTGACCCAGACATAATCGGGAAAGCAATAGCCAAACACATTCCGCATACGAATGTGGCGATTAACGACCGAGGCATTGCGGTTATCACCGAGCGAAGCCAAAACGAGATACGCAGACTTAAGAGGAGGATAGGCTGATATGTTACAAGTCAAAATAAACGGCACACCGATACAGGGCAGAATTGAAGGACTCGAAGACTTTACGCTGAATTACTCTCGTGATTCCGAAACGGGTCGGACGCAGAAGTCATACACGAATCAGTTGAAGTTCTATGACGATGCATTCAACATTATCTACCCCTTGATGGTAGCGAATCCAAACGGATTGCAACAATCTGCCAATGTCGAGATTTGGGACGATTGTTGTAACGCCCCCGTATATCGAGACCTAATCATTCGTGGCGATATGGTTGACTTTTGTACGGGCGATTGTTTTGTAACGGCACGGCTGACCAGACAAGACCCAGACGAGTTGATTTATCAATGTTTGAACAAATACGAGATAAGTTCGAATAAGAATGGGTATTTTAATCACCAACCTAACAACCAACCCAAGTTCCCCCTCGTTGTGTATTGCAACGAATTACGCCCGAATTGGTTGATGGCGTGGATATTGGGTATTACATTTCTTAATATCTATTTAGGTTCTTTTGTCCTGCCGTTTCTTATTGGCATAATTGTAACTATTACAATTTGGCTTTATACTATTTGCCAATTTATGCGTGGCGTTGAGAATTTATTAAACTCGCTACTGCCGGGCAATCCCGTTAATATCACTCCCCCAATTTGTGACCAATTAATTGACGACCCATTTTTTATTGTTAAAGAGTTAAAAAAATTTCTTGATAGAGTTATAGAAAATGTCATCGGTTGCGGTCGTAAACATCCAACTCCATTGTACCGGCAATATATCGAAAACGCCTGCCAGATATGCGGTATCAACCAATTCAACTCATCAATATTAAACGACCCAAATAGCGAATACTACAACGCATTATACTTCAATGCCCCAGCCGATGCAGGCAGTCGTTCAGCAGTCGGTTACATTAGTGAAAACAGACCAACAGCCACGATGTCAACTTGGCTCGATACGATTGCCAAAGACTTCAACGCTCGTTGGTGGATTAGTCAAGGGCAGTTGTACTTTGAGCGGAAAGATTATTTTCTAAATCAGCCTGTTATTTATGACGCTGATATTAATCAAGAAACAGGCGATATATTGGAAGGTGTTTGCTTTACCTACAATGAGGGCAAGTTATTTTCCTCAATCAAAATTGAGTCAACAATGGACGCCTTAGACGATGTTGGCAACGAGGATAGGAATAGATACACCGTTTATTTTGATTACGGGTCAAATCCTAATTGGGAAGGTGCGAATAAGAAGATGTTGTCCTATTCACCAAGCCGTTATCGTAACGATGGAATCGAGGCGGATATATTGACATTTTTCAGCACACTGCCATTCGCAAATCAATTATTCTTGGGCAACTTCGCCCAATACAGCAAGGCATTACTAATGGCGAAAGGCACTGCGTCAAATCCAAAGATGTTAATTTGGGACGGGCAGAGTTATACCGATGCTTATGTCAAAATATACAACGGTGTTCAGAATATGCCTGCGATGGTCAATTCAGGGCAGTCCGATTTGTACGATAAATTCCACCGCATTGACGACCCGAATATCAACCCATTCCGATTCTGGAACGCCGAGTTGACCGTGCGTGCCAACTGCCAACTCGTACAGCAACTTGATGTAAACAGAACCGTACGACTACGCACACCATACGGGGCGATTGTTAATGCTCGAATCAATCAAATTAACGCCAATCTTGGCGAAAGAACTATTCAATTTACTTGTGAATTCTAATGGCAAATAATCAAATCATAGCGGTCGGGATTGACCGGAACTGGAATGTAAACTTCGGCAACTTATGCGATGGCGATACCGTCACATTGCGAGTGTGTCATAACAACAATACCGGAACGCATACAGGAACGGTCAATATTTGCGGATGCGATGCGTTTACGGTAACGCCTCCAACATTCACGCTCGCTCCATGCTCTTGCACCGACTTAACATTCACACTCAATGGCAATGGACATCCCAGTTCTGGCAGTTGTTATGTCGAGATTGAGTTCAATAGCAAGGTTAGTTCAATCAACCTCAACTGGAATGAAGTATATTGCGACATTCAGCCACTATCTTGGACATTTGGCGACCTGAATAGTTCAGTCATTTTGGACTCGAATACATTCAATGCCGAGTGCGACACAACCGACAACTACGCATTTGCCCAAGCCGTTTATCTGCAACGCACACTTCAATTCGCACAGCCACTTGTCGCAGGTGATGAGTTGTTTTTGTCGCAGTGGTTATTCGCCCAGATAGTCGATTGGTCGTATCAAAACTATCCCGTAGCAGGTTGGAAGACCCGTTTGTGTTTACAGCCACCGCCAGAGGGTGAAGAGCCAAGCGTGGATGGTATCTATCAGATGGAGTGGTATGGACAACAACCAAGTGAGGAGAACAGCCAAGACACGCCCTATGTCTATGCAACCGTATCAGGCAACGGGTCGCAAGTAATTTATCGGGTTGAGTTCAATCTTCCCGAGGACAGTCTGAACCCCCCGAGCAACTTCCCGCTTGCCAATCATCGGATACTTTTGGCTAACTCGACACGGAATGAAGTTGAGTTGAACAACCAAAGCGAGAACTCGATATACCGCAACTTGAAGTATATGAGTTGGGCGTTTGTCGTGTATCGTTCAATCGGGTCTGTTTACCAAGATGACATCTTTTCGATTCGTGGCAAGTTTCCATTTGAGAAAGAAATCGTCGGGGCAAGTGCAGTTAGTTTCTTTTTGCTTAATATAAGCCTCGCCACGCCACTAAGCCAACCTACTCAATACCTTTCCACCATCCGACCGACAAATGTGCGTGTGGACTTCCAATTCAACGATAACAATGTGACTGGCACACCACCGACCGATATGTGGGTGTATCTGATTCGCAACGATTCGCAGAATAACCAATTAGACTATTACGAGAACTACGAATACGACCAAGCCGACTTGACCAACATGGTTGCGGGTAATTACATATCACCTATAACACCTCCGACCAACATTACTTCGAATGAGTTTTATGCCGAGTTTGATGTGGCGAACCTTAGGCAGGATTTAACGGGTGTTGAGGACATATCAAATAATTACCGATTCATATTCATTACGACAAGTGCATTAGACAGACAAAGCAGGTCTTGGATAACCGAGCCGATTCAGTTAATTAACTATGACGACCAAGACTTAACACTAACGGGAGTTGAAGCCAAGTTCAGAACGGTCGAACAAGAATACGCAGGCACGGTCGGAACGCTTCTTGGTACTTGCGTCAATATGAATTTGGAAACGGTGTTACAAGCCAATTTGCCTTTATTAGACGCAGAAGTACAAGCAAAGACGGGCGGTTTAATTACCACAGCATTCGAGGCGTATCGGGGTGCAACATTGAGCATTTACGAGCAGTCGCCTTTGACTGGCTCAACCTTGCTCAATACGCAGTACTTCGGGGCAAAAGGTCAATTAATTTGCGACAAGGTTACAGACAACGGACTTGACCCGATTGTCAACAATTCGCAAGGGGCAAATATTGACTTGGTCTTTCCCTTTACAATTCCCGACAATGTGTATCGCAAGATAGGCAGAGAGGGGTTGTATCAATCGGATGTGACTAACTCGAACTCTTGGTCAACATTAAGCCTTGCCTCGCTTAGTTGCGTTCAAAATCGGACAAGTGAGCAGTGCGATGTGTTGTTTGCTTTGCCGGATGTGGCTGGTGCGGACAATCCTGAATATATGGCGTATGTACCCGATACGAATGAGGTATGGGTCTGTAATTTTGCAAATGATACAATATCAATAATTGATGTTGCAACGCTTGCCATAACAGCCACAATCACACTAACGGCAGGCGACCAACCCGTTGGAGTCGTTTATGTTCCTCAAAAGGGGTGTTATGCAACTCTTTTGGTCGCAAATTCAACCGTGTTAATTAACATTTACACAAGCAATAACTGTAACATTAGCAACGCCAACTGCCCCAAGGCAAATAATTTATGCTTCATCTATTGATAAGTTATTTGTGTTCTGTTCAAGTGCAAACCTGTACGAAATTGACCCACAGACCAACACAATCACGAACAGCGTCAATACAGGTCAGACAAATGGGCAAAGCGTTACATATTACGCAGGAAACGATTCGCTTTATACCGTTGCAAATGGTTCAAGCGATTATGTCGAAACGCCTCGCAATACATTTATACCAAATGCGCCTGTATCCGTTCCTGCACAGCCATTTTCGATATTTGCCTCAGCAAATAATTTATGGATAGGCACAACTAACACGATTGAGGTTTACGACTACGCCAATACGCTCATAACTTCATTGTCATATCCTGCATTAACAGGTCGGTCAATAATCGAAAACGCAGGTATCATTTATGTTGGCGATGCAGGAAACAACCTTGTGAGATTAATTGACAACACTACATTTGTTGAAATTGCAACCTATCCTGCCGTAAACAATCCAAGACGATTGTTATTCGGTGGCGGTCATTTATGGCTATCTCAATTTGGTTCAGATTCCGTCCGCCCCTACCTGCTCGACTGCAACGATAGCCTGCCTCCGTTCACGATGGTAAACCGCAATATCAACCTGAATTGGGACTTGGAGTTTAAGTTCTTTGACAATACCGAAATATACACAATCACTCAGGAACTAAACCGCCCAAGTCCAAGCAAGGTAGCCGACTTCGTGAATGACTTTGTAGATATTATTATTGAGGAATATCCGAATGATGGCACGCCTACTCCGATTCCAATCAACAACCTCTGCCCAACAACGGGTCAGGTCATTGTAACAGGCAACTTCTTCAATCCGCAAAGAGTCATGTCGGTAGGTATCGAATTACAGCCAGTCAGAGGAGGTATGGTTAGTTCAGAGTCGTCTGCATCGCCTATATCAATACCGAGCGATTCGCCATACATTTACGACCTAACACCAGCATACGGAACGACAAGTTCGGTTCAGTTCAAGATTGATACGCCTGCTCTGAATTTGACTGGCGATTATGAAATAGTACTTCACTTTATTACACAATAACAATGGGAATCATTAGAAATGTTGATGTCGTTCTGAATCCGGGTAACGGGACAGTCAATGCAGAAGATATAGTTTGGCAAGTGCCAGTCACACCCAACTGCGGGCAATTTTGCGAAGAGATAATTCAGGAAGAAATTATCTGCAATCAGTCCGATGCGTGGAATAATAATCTTTGCCCAAACGACTTGTGCTACTCCGCCCCAGTCGTGCCGGGCGATTGTTTGCATTTTCAGTTTCAATTTCAGAACACTCGCAACGCAAAGACTACAATTAGTTACCTTAATTTTCTGCAAAGACCCAATCCGAAAATCAGGTACAACTGGTATCATCCAACACTAAACCCAACCGACTGGACGATTCGAGCGAGGATGTTTAATGCCTGTACGAATCAGGAATACAAACAACCAACAACTAATTACAACTATGCCGATGTGTTTATGCGTCAGGCTGGGATTTTCCTAAGCCAAGACCGCAAAGCATCGAGCAAGACCTTACCGATAAATTCATGGTATCGATGGACGCAAAACGCTCAAATCTGCATACCATCGCAACTACCTGCAAACTTCCCAAGTCAGTTTTATTTTACTTTCGAGGTACGCAACTTTTCCAATGTTGGTTCAACCGTTTACACGCAACTTTACGAAATAGACACCTGCTCAAATACGGTCTATTTAGAGGGTGCGTACAGCCTCAAAGATTGTTTTGGGTATGATTATTCCATTCCGCTCGAGAACGACCAATACGGGCGAGAAAAAACGCCATTTGAGCAAATTATTTTTAGCAACTTCTTATATCGAGGCGTATCGAAACAATACCGCAACGCTCACCGACTGCGTGGCACGGCTTCGTATGTGGGCAGAATGATTGAAAAGGATATTCCCGAGCGTCAATGCCTATCAATCAAAACGAGCATAAAAGAGCAGTACAATGTCAAATTGAAGCCAATTCCGCCTTATGTTGCTGAGATTGTCAATAACAACCTATCTGGTAAGGTGGCGTATTTATCGGGCGTTCCGGGCAAAGGGGCGATTGAAGTTCAGCCGAATGGAGGCGCTGAGAAAGCAAACGATATCAGCAATATGTGGGTAGTTGATTTGACATTGAACGGGTGCGAATGCCTCGATTACCATCAGTGTTAAAATAATTATTATCTTTGTGCCGTTGTCATTTATTTAAGGTTTAAGTGGGATGCAGGAGGGGTGATGTCCTCCTGCATTTTTTTTATTTATGAATAGTTCAGAATTAAGACGCTCAGTCCAAGAAGCATTGGTTCAAGTTGAAAAGACCTTGCTCAAAAAGAATGAGGAATATGCAACCGATAATGATGTGTTTAGGAATTTCCGCACGGGTATAAGCCTCCAATCCAAACCGCAGGCAGTGGCTTGGGAATACATGACTAAGCATTTGCAATGGATTAAAGACGCAATAAACACCGACCACAAGCCGACACATGCCGAATTGGACGAGAAGTTTATTGATGCTATAAATTACCTCTTAATCATTCGTGCGATGTATCAGGACAGGTCATAATTTTTTTATTTGCAAATTTATTTTTATCTTTGTACAACCTCTCCCAGAGGGTAGGCAGTTTGCCATATTTCGGGAACAAAAAATCGTTCTCACTACTAAACAAATCAATATGCCATTAACTTGCACTGGATGCTCTGTAAGCGTCCCTACCCTCTCCGCTTCATGCGGTAAAAACAAGAAGCAAGGCGGTCTGCCATACCTTGCCATCGTTGCTTGCGATTACACCTTTACCAACCCAACTGACCCATCCGAATGGGCAAGTGCCATCAGTGCCAACAACGCCCGTGTTGTTAAAGGTCTGCTCGGTTCTTTAGCCGACCCATCCAACACAACCAAGCGTATCGGCTCATGCGACCCAGAGACTTTATTGGGTCGGGTCTGGACGCTCAACTTCCAAGACTACAACTTCACCGAAACAGGCTCACCGCTTGTATTCGAGAAAGAAGCGTTTTACAACGACATCCAAGCCGACCCAAGCAAGTACTACATGTTCTATGGCTCTTGCGATGGTCGTATGTGGCTCGTTTCCGATTTCACTTTAATGATGAATGTTATCGTTCCCGACAACAACCAAGACGCAAGATACATGAACGTTCAAGTTATGTATCAAGGCTTGACCATGGGAACACAATATGTTTTCGATTTAGGTACAGTTTAATCCGCCCCGTAACAGATGGCATACGAGCCTATTGATACGGGTTTCGGGTTCTATTTCGACCCCGAAGAGCGACCTGATGCTTACCTGCGTTGGGCAGAGCAGTATTACTCGATGATTGTGCATACGCAAGGGCATAATCCGGGTAAACTGCTCTACCTACAACGCCCGAACGAAGCCGATGATATCTATCGTTATCGTCTGGCTAACTTCGAGGCGATTACAAAGGGGGCGATAAGTCGGGCAAAGAATGAAGTGTTCAGTCCTATCGGGTCTGCTAAGTTCAGTTACAAGGTGGACGAGGACACCGAAGAATACATTGAACGCCCTGTGTTCGGTATGTCTGAGGGGTACGGTACTGGTTACGACTATTGGCAGTACATCTTTAAGATTGCCTGCGAACGCATCATTGACGACCCGAACGGCTACCTGACTTGGATGCCATTTGGCGAAGGCTTAACCGACCCGACTCAGAAGATTGATTTATATCCGTACCAGATTTATTCTGTCTGCATTACCCGATTAACCAAGGACAGAATAACCTTTTACAAGCCAGAGGAACGATTCTATTTGAACTCAGGCACAACGGGTCGAATCTTCTACACAATCGACAGAGAGGCGTATTATCGTCACTATGAGATTGAACTGCCTGATGATAAGACCACATTCGGCACGGATTTAATTTACCGTCACAACTTAGGCGAAATCCCTATCGTGTTGAATGGTGGATTTCGCAAGTCGGCAATCGGTCAATTCGACTACAAGACACGCAAAGCGGTCTGGGGCGAATCAACTTACATGGGTTGGTCGCCTTATACATTTACGAGTGGTTCGGCATTGTTGCAGAATACCTATCTGCCACAATTCATTGACTACCTCGAGTCTTTCTTTGTCGGTTTTGTTGGCTATGCGAACGAGGCATTAAAGACCTTTGACGATTGGAAAGGTGCAAGGGTCATGACTTCCAACCCGATTCGAGTTGAGAAGCAAATGCCTTGTACTGCCGAGGGTTGCAATAATGGCTATGTCTGGGGGCATGATAGCGAGGGCAACGATTCAAGGCGTGCGTGTAATACCTGCAACGGTTCAGGCGTGATGGTTCGCAGTCCGTTCGGTATTTATCAGGTCAAAGTACCCGACAGCACAACACTCGAAAACCAGACGCTTGTAGACGACCCTGTTTCGTATGTATCGCCTCCTGTTGATGGACTCGAGTACATGCAGAAGGCTTGGGAGACCTTAATACACAAAGCCGAGTTGGAATTGTATCAACTTTTTACCGACTCGGCTCAATCAGGAGAGGCGAAGAAGGTGGACAGAGAGGGCAAGTATGCGATGATTATGGCTATGTCCAATCACATATTTGACCATATTATTTACAACCACCTGAACTTCCTAATTCGGTTGCGGAACATAGTTGACCCAGTGCCCCCGATAATCGTAAAGCCAAGTTCGTTTGCAATTCGTGACGAGGGAATGATTATCGAGGAGTTGAAGCAACTGAACGAAGCGGACGCACCGATACCAGTCAAGGTCAAGGCGCAAAAAGACTTGATGAAAAAACGCTTTTCGGGTAAAGCCGAGGCGAGTGAAATCATTGAGTTAATGGTTCAGTTCGACCCGTTATATGGTCAATCTATGGAAGACATTGAGCGTATGCAAAGAATGGGGGCGATTGATACAAGGTCGGTGCAAAAACATGCGTATTGTTACCATGTTTTGGAAAGGGTAATGGAACAAGTTGACGACATGGAACACGAGATGGAAGAACCAGAAATCCTTGCACTGATGGAGACCGAGTTCAATACAATCGTTCCACCACCTGCCACGCAGATTCAGATTCCGACATTTGAATAATGGCAAAGCGTTCCCCAGAAGATGAAATCGACCTGCTCATTGATAACTTGGTTGATAATGCGAAGCGAGGGGCAGACGATGCCACTCAGCGTATCATTAAGTTATTGGACAAGTACTTGGACGGTTTCCAGTTGTCTGATGGAACATTCGTTTTATCTGAGCAAAACAGCCGACTTCTCACTGGATTGGACTCTGAAATCGCCAAAGCAATCAACGCAAGTACCTACCCGTCCAGCGTGTCCGATATTGTCCGAAGTTTACCCGAAATTGAACGATTGAGCGAGATGGTACTGCGTCAATACAATACCAACTTTTCGTTTGACTTCGACCGATTAGGCGTTAGTCAATTACGCTTGATGCAGACCGAAACAATCGTCCAGAACATGACCGGCACGGGTCTGACCGCTGAGATACGCCAACCGATTCGAGACGCAATCAATCGGAATGTTTTTGCCGGTGCGAAAGTGACCGATACCAAAGCGAGACTGCGTGACTTTTTATTGGCGTCCGAGTCGGATAAGATGAACCGCATGGCTCGATATGCAAATGTCTGGGCGCAAGATGGCATCATGCAGTATGACGGCATGATATATGACCGATTCAGAACGGAATACGCACCAAACAGCATTAGGTATATCGGAAGTCTTATAGGCGATAGTCGTCCGCAGTGCGTCAGGTGGATTACAAAATACAATGGTAAAATTCCAATGAACAAACTACAAAGCGAAATAAATTGGGCGTATAACAACGGCTCTGGAATGAACCTTGCAACGACCAAAGAATCATTCTGCACATATCGAGGCGGTTACAACTGCCGACACAAAGCAATTCCCGTATTTGAAAGTGAGGGCGAAGACAATGGGTAGTAATACAGGGCAATCTGAATCAATCGGGGGAATATTGTCCTCCATATTGGGGTATATTATGGCACATTTTTTTTCTGTTGATGCTATTTTTTTTAAGGTAGTTATTGCACCTGCAATTGGTGCAACTATCGGTTTTTTCGTAGTAAGATTTTGGAAAAAACTTTTTGACAAAAATGAAAAATCAGATAAAACAAATGAATAAACACGACTGGATTATTATCCTCTTCTCAATGCTGATTGCCACTGCAACAGCCAACGCACAGGACACGGTGTATATCGCCAATTCTGGAAGCAATGTAACTATCACTTATAAAGGAACGGTTAAGTCCGTGCCTCGTAGTTTAATTAGTGCAAGCAAGACAGTTAGTCCTATTCTGCCTACACAGGTATCAATCTTTAACGGGGCGTCACAAGTCGAATCTTGGACATACAACTTCTACCGATTCAAGGTCAATCAAACCGCTATCACCAATGTTGATAGTTTTGTTCCTGCAATAAACAACCTGAACACGGCTATGGTATTATCGTTTAAACTTCTCAAAGACATTCAGGTGGTTTCAGCATTACCAAGCAATCCAGACCCGACCGTTACTTACTTAGTCGGGGCACAATCGTCTATAAACATAACGGGATTGAATGGAAATGTTGACCAAATGTATATAGTTGAAATCGTATCTGTTAATCCAAGTACCAATGATTCACAAATTATGCGATTCAACAATGTTAGCACCAATGTCTATGACATCAGAAGAGCAACATTAGGCGATTCTTATTCAGGAACAGGTGTAAACGCTCAGTCGAGCATGGTTTTTAATATTTCATCCGGAACAAATTCCTTAGAGCAGACATCAATAACGGTGCATGCCAGTACAGGCAAAAACAGAACCATTATGGCACACGCAATGAGAGGCGGTACTAATGCAATCACCGTAAATAATCAATACATGACCACAGGAATTTGGCGTGACAATTCAAGCAATATTACTTCCATGCAGTTTGGCTATGCGTCAATATCAAATGGATATGGAGTTGGTACAAGAATCAGAGTTTTTAGTTTACAGCAATGATAGAAATAGGCAAATATTACCAGATTCAGACCGAGCAGGGTGAAAGGACTGCCAAAGCAATGCAATTAATCGAGGAAGGCGTATATGGCGTTTATTCGCCAAGTGACTATGCCATTCCTGAGGACAACCAAGGCACAATCATTTCAGAGGGTTCGCCAGAATCTACGCCAGAAGAGGCAGAATTATGGAATGAGTGGTATTCCAATAATTCGTAAATTTGTAACAATTTAAAACAACTATATCAATGAAAAAAGCAATCTTCCTTTCAATCAGTTTGACGCTGTTCGCCTTCATAGGTTTGAGCGGTCAGACCAAAGACACTTTGACCGTGTCTCAAAGCAGTTCAACTGGCGTTATTACGGTGCGTAGCCAGAAGTCAGGTAACCTTGTTATCAATCCATTCGAGTATAATGGATTCGGTAATATCGAAGCAGTTTACAGCACTGCCAATGCCGACACAATGGTATTTTTACGCAATGTAAAGACCCAGACCGTCATTACCCGTTACCGCAAGACTGCATTCTTCTTCGCTACTTACGGCATCACTGCAATGACTGCAACTTGGTTAAATGCTACTTACTTTAATCCTCCTAACTTGCGTCAATTAAATGTAACCAGTGCCGTGCGTGACAGCCTCGTTTCTTGGGGTCTTGCACCAGTTGGAACGATTATATTTAACACAACTATTGATAGTCCGCAAGTTCGCAGGACTTCCGCTTGGCGTTCATTCTAATCCAAAATAAATAGTCATGCAAAAGTTAAACGAAAAACAAGTTCTGGTGCAAAACACCAAGACGGGCAAGCAGGTAATCTTGTCTAAGCATTTCTTCGAGCGTCAAAAAGCATTGAAGAAAAACGGGTTCAGTGATTTCGAAATCGTGCCGAGCGTGTCCGCTACGACTGAGAAGCCAAAGAAATCCAAAGAAGTAACCGAGTAACAACCAAATTAGTCAGCAATCATGAGTAAAGCAATCGAATTTTTAAAGTTGATGGGAGTACCCGAAGATGTGGTTACTTCAATCGAAACAGCCGATGAGAACACAGACCTTTCCGGCTTTGTTGAATCTACCGAGACACACTTCACTAACTATTACAAAGAGCGTGTCAAAGACGAGATACACAAGGCTGGAAAGGGTTCGGCTTATGCAGAAGCAAAGAACTTTGTTAAGAAGCAATTCGGATTAACCGAAGCCGAAATCAAAGAACTGGACTTTCAAGGCGTGTTGAAGTTAGTCAATGACCGCATCAGCGAGAAGTCAGGCAACAAAGAAGTTCTCGAGCAACTGAACAACGCTAAGCAGACTATCATTGATTATGAGAACAAGGTCAAGGAGTTTGAGGAGAGCGTAATTCCCTCGATTAAATCCGAATCGGAAAACGCTATTCGTTCATTCAAAGTCAATCAGGCAATACAATCCGAGGTCAGCAAACATCCGCTAATTGGGGCGAGTCAGTATGTTGTGCCGGGTTTCACATCCGACTTCACAAAGAAATACAAAGTCGATGTGGACGATACTGGTAATGCCGTTGTGACTGACCTGAACGGGGCAAAGGTTTACGACAAGAATAAAAAAGAATTGACCTTGTCCGAATTGATTATCATGGAGGGCAAAGAAGCCAAGATTTTTAAAGAGTCGAATGCCGAGCCACAACCACCGAAGCCGGGCAATCCAACACCGCCAAGTCCTGCACCTGCATCTGCTAAGAATCAGGTCAGCAAGTGGCAACAAGAGCAGGCAGAACGAGTCGCACAGATGAAACAGCGTGCCGGGCTTGCCGGATAATATTGGTTAAATTCATCTGCAACAAACCCGGCTTATGTCGGGTTTTTTGTTTTCTAATAATTTTTTTTTATCTTTGTCATGTCTGATGCCAATCAGGCTTAGGTGGCGACCTTCCGCATTAGGGTTATCCCCTCGAACCCATAAATGACGAGGGATTTCAAACGCAAATTTCAACTTTAATTTATCATGTCATTTTCCGCAATTTGCCCGGCTATAAACGAGCAATTACTAAACTTGGCTAACGAGCATACCCCTGCCTTGAAATCTTCTCAGGTAGGTACGCTCAGAGCCGTATCTGACCAGTACAACAGATACAATGTAAACATCGTACCATTGAACCGCCAGAATGGTCAAATCAAAACCGTTCAGGTCATGTACCAGAAGCGTTCAACTATCAACGAGGTGACTTCTACCGTTGATTCCTGTTTGAACGGCCCATTCGATGAAAGCGACAACTTCGCTGAGAATGTGACAATCGGATTCCAAGCCGGTCAGCAATTCAAATACACTGAGGAGAACATCCGCGAACTTTGCGAAGGTCGTAACTCTTGGGTGACTAAAGACATTGCAAATCGTCTTGATGCTATGCGTCAGTATATCAACAACGACATCATCACCGAGATGATTGCCAACGCTGGTAACTACGCTGGTGGTACTAACTCAGGAACCAGTCCTGCTGCATTGAACCTGCTCGAGCCAATCGCCACTGGTGGTATAACCGTTGGTAACTACATCGGTGAGGCAACAATGTTAAACGCATTGAGCGATGCCCGTGTGTCTGGTTTGCCAATGGCTATTGGTAACGGTGACCTCCGCACTTACACCAAGATGCAAAAAATCGGATGTTGCAATAACGGTGGTATCGATATGGCTTCTGCTGGTCAGTTTGCCTACTTCGAGGACGACCAATTGACAACTGCCCTTGCTAACAACAACTTCTATGTATTAGAGGCTGGTGCGTTGCAGTTCATCCCAGTTCCGTTCTACTTGGGAGAATACGAGACCTTGACCGAGACTGAAACTCGCTCAACTATCGTTGACCCATTGATTCCCGGATTGGTTTACGACTTCAAAATCTACAAGCCACAAGGTTGTGATGAGTGGAATGCCCAACTCTCCTTGCACTACGCTATCACTGCCCTTTACAACAACAACTACCGCACTGGTGACCCGTTGTTAGGTGTAAATGGTATCTTCCAATTCAACGCTGCGACCTAATAGTTGTGGTTCTTAATTGGACAGAAAAAACGGTAAACATCCGGTTGGCTTATGCCCTCCGGATGGTTGCTGACACACTCGAAGGACAGGGGTATCATATTCGTATGTTGCCCCTGCCCAACGAGGGTCAGTTTAAGGCGTTATGCAAAGCGGGCAAAGACTTGAAGAAGTACAATGTCGCACGAATTGACGCTGGTATGTGGGCGGTAACATCCGAGTTTAATGTCCCCGTAGTTGATAAGACTTGGAAAGGGCTACACGATGGCTCAGGTGTTTATTTCACCCTGCATTGGTACAACACGATTCACATAAATGAATTTTTGCCTGACGAGTTGTTCGATAAGATTTATGAACTCGCAACAAGTAAGGGCAAATCGGTCGAAGTGTTGCATAACAAAGAATATTCCGTAATTTACCTATATGAACCTGATAAACTGCCTGCGTAATATAATCGGGTCGAACAACCCAGCGTGGAATGTACCGAGCGACTTCAATCTTTATGTTGAGTCATTGCCCGGTCTAAGCCGTGCGGATATTGTTGCGATGGCAGACAGCGACTACCAGACTACGGGCGACTTCATTCAGGACAAGGTTAGTTTTGCGATGAATATGGTCGTGGCAGAATTGTCGCAATGGATTATTCAGGACTTTCGGCAGAATAGCGTATTAGACCGCATGAAAGCGGGTAAGTACCCGACTGGTGTGATTGCATACAATACGGCTCAACCGCTTGACAGAGGCATCAAATTTACCCGTAGAAAGAACGATGACTATGGGTTGTTAGTTATACCTTATGTCAAGGTGTTGGTCAATAATTCAGGATTGAACACGCTTACCATTACCGATAATATCGGTCAGGTTAAAAATGTAAACTTTACAGCAGTTGCAGGCATACCAACCGAGGTAAATACCGACTTTATTACCGATGGTGGCGAGGCGTATCTGACATTGGACAACGCAAGTTTATTAACGGCTGATTTGAAAGTTGGAGGTTGTTGCAACAAGCCATACAACGAATCGAATGTTGGCTTATGGCGTGTGTCTGGTTGGGATGGTTCAAGTGAGGTCGATAATACATTCGGCTTTATCGCTGAGGCACAATACCAATGCGACCAAAGCCAGATTGCTTGTATCTTTCGTAATTCGGTAAGTTTCCAGCAAGCGTGTCTGTATCGCTTAGGTGTGGACTTGTTGGACGAGTTGATTAATACGGTTCGGGCAAACTCCAAGACCATTCACAATAAAGAAGAAAAAATTGAA